CTGAAGGTGCTCCAGCTGTTCCGCCTAAGCCTCCAGCTGTATCAAGTACTAGTTTTGCTTTAATTGTTGGTTCTGCCATGTTTCTGGTTCATCTCCTGACATCGTACTTCGACTTCTTTTATCGTCGAGTCGAGGTAAAGTAAAGCATTGATTTCATCCATAGGGTAATCCTCGTACTTCATACTATTCCCGAAAGTTTTCAGGAAAGTATATTTTTCTAGTAGTACGTTGAACCGCATATCGTTATCTTGCCTACTTATTCCTACTGTCCATCCGTTCCTAACTCTCTTAGGACTGATACTATTTTTTATTTTTTTTTAAGGTCAACCTTTGGTTCAAGCATTTGCCGTAAACCATCGATTAACTTATCATACTCAACAACTGACAAGTTATCTAACGCAACCTTAACAGGGGTAATGCCCCATGGGTGTGAAGCTACACACATTGGTAATAGTTCAACCATCATTAAAGTTTGTTTGATTCCGTCAGCTGTCTCAGCTTTAATCATTGCTTTGTTCCTTGCTCCAGCAGTTGGCTTTCTCATTACCACTTCGCCTGCTTCTAATTGTATTGTTTTGTTTTCCATCTTGGTTTTCCCTCCGAGCTTCTTACTCTATGAAAATAATAAAAAAATTAGGCGACTGTATAATACCTAATTGGTACTTTATCTGCACCATCAGTTAATCCTGCAAGTCCAAACCCTGCCACTGTAACTTCTATTACTCCTCCATCTAAAGCAATTGGCTCACTCCATGATTCAAAGTAACAGTTTTCCAAGTCAATGTTAACTACCCTGTCACCAGATGAAGCACCTTCAGTAATATCTAGGCTTACCGCTTTTGCTGTTGAAGTTCCTGAAGTTGTTGGTGTTGTACCTGTAGCACCATCGAAAAATAGTCCCAATGCTTCAGTTCCACTTAATACACTTCCAGTGTCATCAAACTTTTTCCTGAAAGTAATACTAAAATCATACCTTCTCATACCAGTTGTTGGTTGTTGTAGTAACCTGCTACCCAAGTTTCTATAAGTTTGAATGTTGTTTGCAATGGTTAAACTGAATGCTGTACAATGAAAACTATCTGACCCAACTATTACATCCCCTTGTTGAAATACAAATACCTTTGTTGTTGGTGCTGTATAAGTAATAATACTAGCTGAAGAATTAACATTTCTTCCAATCCAATCACAGTTAGCTTTCAAAGTTTCACCCTGTGTTGCACTAATTGTTAAGTTGTTAATCACTACTCCGTCAACAGTAACTTCAAAATCGTTTGAGTCGCCTTCACTACCAAACTCTAAAGCTATAGTGGGAATATTAGCTGCATCGTAACCAATGTTGTCAGCTTCATCTAATTGGTAAGGGTTTGCTACAGCTCCTGCACCACTCCTTGTACCAATTGCATATTGCATAAAAGTAAAATCATCTACATCCCAATCGATTGTTCCTGTCACATCGAAAGGTCCAGTGAATGCTCCAGTTGCATTTCTACCTTCACCCATACCTTGTGTCTTAAAAAAGTTGTTTGTCATGTTAATTGAAACGCCTGTAACTCTACCAACCCTGTTACCTGCAGCAGGTGTTGCTCCTGTACCATAACCTGTTTCCTCATCATATACAACATAACTATCAAATCCTTTATAATATTCTATTGCCATTATTCTTCCTCCTTAGATTCCTTTTTCTTTACTTTCTTCTTAACAACTTTCTTTGTTCGTAAAGCAAGGTTCTCTTTGATTATTATATCTGCTTCCTCTTTATCAACAAGTACCATTGACTTGCCTTTTGGTTTAACCCACATTTTTGCCATTTTATAGTCCTTCTCCTGCATTGAATGCTCTAAATTGATACTCTAAAGTTTGTCTAAATATACCTAAATCTTCATCAAAGGGTATAGGGACATTAGAAACTTTTAAAGGATAGAATAAACCGTTTAATGTTTCATCGGTTCTCCAACTTCCTCTTATCGCTTTAACAACTTCTCTTGCGAGATATTGACAAGCTTTCTTACCTTCTAATTGTAAGATACTGGTTGATGTTACAGCTTGAGTATCATAGCTTGTAACATCTGCTGCACTAAAATTTAAATTTCCGGTTGAATAAGACCATTCAACTGTACCTGCAGCTAAGCTACCAGGTGCTGTAAAGTCTGAATCTGTATCTTGTACAGTAACTGTTCCAAAGGCAGACCCAGCATGTTTAATATTTGTAACTGTATTTGGTATATATTCATAAGTTAATCTATTTGAATTTACACTTGAGGTTATTGTACCCATAGCCTCATCAGTAGTTGTAACAGCATATTTTATCCCTTTTTTAGTTACAATATCTATCTGAAAAGTAATAGTTTCAAACTGTGTATCGTCAAATATACCCATAGACTGTGAAGACTCATCGATCAAAGTAATACCTATTCTCGGGAATTGATTATCACCAATACTTTGTACTCTTGGGAAGTCTGGATATATCCACTGTGCTCCTCCTCTAGATGTCTGTATATCAGTAATAGTATTTCTTAGAAAATTTACAAGTATCCTATCTGCCTCTTGTTTAGCTGATGTCATTTTGTGCCTTCTTGGTCTTAGATAACCTTCTTGGTTAAACTATATAAAGATTAAGTAGTATATAAATAAAATTATTTTGATGCAGCTTTTACTGCCCTATTAATAATTCTACTCATCTTATTTTGATTCCAAAGTATTCGCCTATAAACCGCGAATGGCTGCATACCTTTAGGCAACTTATGTCTCTCCTTTCTAGGTAGGTCTTTTTTCTTTGGGTGTGCTGTTTGTGGAAAGCTACCCGTTTTAAATCTTTGCCAATATTCATATGTTCCATATTCAAGATATATAGCATAAGGTGCAGTATTAGTTATAATTAACTCTCCTTTCTGTACCTCACTATGCACCCCTCTCTTGTATTCCCCAGTATCAACTAATCTAAGTGCATTAATCTGTTTAACAATTTCTGATTCAACTTGAAAACCAATAGCTGAGAGTAGTTTTCTCTTAAACTCGTCCCAGTTAGTTATCTCATATCGTTGTCCTTCATGATTAAGTATCACTTGTCTCAGGTCTCCTCTTACATCTATAAGAATAATGGCAGTCTGAACCTTGTAACTCTGGTGCTTCTATTTGGTCAATAATCTCCCATTCTGAGTTCCCATCAACAATAATATCTTTATGAGTTGGTAATGTAGTTAATTCGTCTGGATAGAGATATAAAACAGCATCGCCTACCTCGACTAACCCCCATTCAACATACTCCTTTTTTAAATCCATACCAAATTGTAAGTCACCAGTAAAGGTAGTATCTGCTGTTGTTATATTTGAAAGTTGTCCAAAAGCATCTACTGTCTCAGTAACTACTCTTAGAATTAATGTTTTTCCAAATATTTTATCAATCATATCTTTAGTTTTAGCTTTATTGATAAATGCATGTTCCTTGTCTCTAGTTTTAACCATTTTATATTGCTAAGACATCAGTTCTTCTACCTACCATGTCTAGTATTTCTTTAATTCTTGCTTTGAATTGATTTAATACTTCTCTAATATTAACATAAACTTCTCCAATTGTTACTGATTTACTTCCTAATGTATATGAAGTTGCATCATCGTATGACCCACCTGATAGATTTACAAACGCTTTCACTGAAGCTTTTAAAACTGATAATTCAGCAATATAAGTTGGTGTTGTTGCTTGACCATAATTATAATCAACTCTAATATTATTTGCACCATTTGGAATATCTTTATTAATAAACTTTAAAACACCACTACTTCGTACTAACCAGTTTCTAGGTTCTAAAACCTGATTGACACTATCAAGAATAGTCATAGTAGCACATATAGGATCAACACTATAATCGTCAGTAAGCTTACCTCTAATCCAATAGTTTGTTTCACTATTAACTGAGTTCTGTGCCCAACCATAAGGGTAAGTCCAGGTAAACTTACCTGAGACTGTAAATATACTTGTTCCAGTTACATCATCAGTTTCTGTTAAATCAACCCATGAACTCCCATTATAGTATTCCCAATCAATAGCAGTGGAACCATTGTCCACTCCAACCGTTGAAAGGTTCACATCTAACCCCAAGAAAACATTACTACTACCAATATAAATAAAATCGTTAGTTGCTGGTGCATCATCGAATAATGTAAAAGGTGATTCTGTTGTAGAGTTTACCTCGTCTGTTTTATCAGTATAGTCTGACCCACCATCATCGTAATTGAAAAAGTTTGATATAGACAAAGGTTTACTTAAAAAATAAATAGCATCAATTATTGTAACCCTTGTTTGATTTAAAACTATAAAATCAGATTGGTTCCAATCTTCTTGAAAAGGCTCATCGGTTGTTGGATAATCTGAACTTGCTCGTCCTGAATAGTATTCGATAACTGATGTAGGTCCATCCCATTTTCTTCCAGTAAGTAAATCTATTTCATCATCAGCTGTAGCAAGTAAATTAGTAATAACTGTATCTGAAAAAGTATCAGTGTACCAGTATGTTGCATAAATTATATCAGTTCCTATTGCTGAAACACCTGCAGCTTCTAAAACTATTCTTCCACTTTCTTTGTCTAAAGTATAATGTGTTGTTTCAATTAATGCTGTGAAATCATTAGAACCTGATGTTGCATAAGATATAGTATAACCACCACTAATTATATTATCATAATCTAAGTCAAAGTCTGTTTCTGCACCATCACCTGTTCCTACATTTTCGTCAATTACTCTTAATCCAAGTCCTGACTCTTGTACGAATTTTAAGTTACTTGCGTATGCCATTTATTATCCTCCAAAGGCGGTCCATCCAAGGAATGCTATTATTATAGTTATACCCGTTACGAACGCCCATTTTAAGTTTGTTATTGCACTTTTGTTGGCTGCAATCTGACCCGTACTTACTCTTAATATATTATTAACATCTGATATTGCTTCCCTATTTTCTCGTATCTCATTAATGATTAGTTCCATCAATGCCTGCTGTGTTTCACCATTAGATTTAAACTTTTTCATTTTATATCACTCCGAGATACTTAATAAAAGCATGTCCACCATCTCCGTCTGCAATTGCTAATTTATCACCTGCATCAAAGTCAAATACGACATAACTTGAACTTGTAGTTGTTGTATCTGTCACAGGGTTTGATCCTGAACCTCCTGAAGTGTCAACTATTGTCCATGAACCACCAAATGCTCCACCTTTAATGTAAACTGTAAACTGTCCATCAAACCTTCTTACTATTTTAAACCCATACCATGTTTCATTTGATATATAAGAATTAGCAGTGCTCATCAATATGGAAGGAGTACCATTGGTAGATTTCCTAAAAACAAATTGTTCTAAACTATTTAATCTTATTTCATAACCATCTTGACCAGCTGCATCAGGTAAACCAATTTCATCTGCCATAATTTGCAAACTACAAGTATTTCCATCTGCACCCTTGTATAACCAAAACTCCCAAGTACCAAATGCAGCTTCAGCCGATTCCATAAACAACTCTTTTACTGTTGTATAAGCTATTCCTGCTGACACACATTCTAAAACTTTAACAAACCTATTATCAATAACATCAGATTCTATCTTCCATGTTCCTGTGCTCCTTTGCCAAATTGTGTTTCCTATATATCCATCTGTAACA